ACTTTAAGATCTCGCGAACACATGCGTTAATATCAGAAGATCCTATTCCAAAGCCTTCTTCCCAATCAAAAAATGACCATAGTGCTGATTCTCTAACGTGCATATGCAATACTTCTAAACCTTTATTGAAGATAGATCTTTCGAAGTCTTCGTATTGTTGTATCATAGTGATTCCTTTTCTCTTGATATACTATTACTATAGACCATATATCGACTCAATGCAAGCATTAAATGCGTTTGTTTTGAAAATAAAAGAATAATGTGACAAAAAGAACACAAAAAAGAGGGGCATTTCTGCCCCTCTAAAGTTGTCACCCGAAGGTGATGATAATGGGTGGTTTACCCACCTCTTTTGTATACTTATGCGAGTATGTTGTCTACTCGGAAGATACGGTAGTATTGGTTAGTTTTGCTTGCCGCAAGACCGTCTGCTGGAGTAGATCCAACAAATGGGTTTGATGCCATGCCGTAACGAGTTTTAAACCCGATGCGAGGTTGGAATGAATCTTCACCAACCGCACGAACCATAGTTAATGGTACGTATGGACAGTAGAAAACACCAGCGTCATAAGGGTTAGTACCTTTATAACCAACGTTACAATAGTCTACTGACGCATATGGGTCGATGTAAACTTTTGTACGTCCTTGAAGAACACCAGCGAATGTGTTTCCTGTGTCATCTACATTTAAAGATGTAGACATAGCAGGAGCATAATCCATCATTCCAGAAGCAGCTAGACCAGATGCAACGTCAGAAGAACATATAATAAAGTTACCTTTACCACGTCTTGTTTCTTTAGCAATCGCATTTGATTCTCTTTCGATCTGCATGATTAGACCTTTTAAACGCTCAACACTCCAACGACCATCTGCATCTGTTGACAAGTCAAAGATACCGTTGATTGCTGTGTTATTAGTTAAAGCACCAGTTTTTGCTTGTGCGTTAATTGTTCTAATAACTTCTCTGTTGATCTCAGCAAGAATCTCAGTAGATAAGATGTTTGCTAATTCTGTTTCAGCATCCAAACCGTGGATTGCTTTAAGATCTTGAGCAAGTTCAAGAGAATATTCTGCTTTCAAAGCACGTGATTTTGCAGTCACAGTTGCTTTTTCAATGGTGAAACCCATTTCTTTGAATGCAGAGTTAGGATCGACTGTTCCACCAGAACCTAAACCCTCGGCGTCAGCAGTAACCATACCACCTGCTTGTACTGGGCCGGTTCTAGAGTCATCGATGCTTGAGTCAACAGTTTTTGTTCCTGTTGCAGAGTCATCTGATAGACCTGATAGACCTGAAGGGCCGGCAGTCTGTGCAGTTGAAGAGTCACCAGACCATGTGGTGTTTGCTTCGTTGTATAGTGCTTCAGTAGAACCAGTTCCACCTGCACCATATCGTGATTTCATCGCAAAGATAAGACCAGTTGGCCCCGTCATTGGTTGAACACCACAAACGTCGTATGCCATCATGTTAGGTAGCGCACGTCGTACAAGTGAGATTAAAACTGGATTCCAGTTAGCGGCACTTGATGTACTGTTTCCTGGAACTGCTTCTGTAAGCATGTTTCCTTGTGCAGCTTCTTCTTGAAACGCACGTTCTTGATTCTCAAGAATAACAGCGGTTACTGCTTTTCTATGAGAGTCTTTTATGACGCCAGCAGATTCTTCATTAAGAACTGGTGCCCATTTTTCGACTAATTTGTCATAAGTTTCCATTGTTAATTCTCCTATTACTTAATGGATTTTTTCAAAGCAGTTAGATATTGATCCATAGATGAAGTCACTTCAGCATCAGCTGATGGGCCTCCTTCTTCAATTTCTTCTACTTGGGTTTCGACGATCGCTTTCTTGAAATGATTTTCTTTGATGATTTTCACTTTCGCTGAGAAAGATTCTACATCATCGAAATCAAGATCTTCTACAAGAGAAGCAAGTTTTTCAACTTCAGTTTCTGCTAGACCATTAGCATGTTCACGCACTACTTCGTAGCGTTGAAACAATTCTAATTCTTCGGCCATTGCAATCATTTTACCTGTTGAAGTGTTGAGTTGATCTTCAAGTTCTACAACTTGTTCGTTAAGATCGTCAACTAGGTCTACTTTACTATCTGGCACATCTATGTAAGATTCTACGAATAGATCTTTCATTTTGCCCATAAAGTTTTCTGCGATTTCAGTCCTAAGACCATTCTCGACTGCAACTTTATTTTCTGCCATCCAGTTTTCGACTACGTAGTTAAGATATCCATCAACTTTTTCAACTAATTCTTCTTTAGTTGAGTTGATTTCTTCATTGAGTTCTGATTTATAGTTTTCTTCTAAACGACTGATTTCTTCGGACAGTTTTGATTTTACTGCCATTTCGAAGATCACTGCTGTTTTTTCTTTGAATTCATCAGAAAGGGTTGCTTCAGATTCGACTAATGCTTTCATGTCTTCAGAAAAATCTATTTTAATGTCGGCAGTATTGTCTGCTTCCACTATTGCTTCTTCTTCTGCTTCCACGTTTTCTTTTTGCTCTGTACCATACATACTACCGTATAGTTTTCCAGCATCCAGTTTGCTCATACCCATTACTTTTTGAGTAATTCCAGCAACCATCGCTGCTTTAGTCTTTGGCATTGGTGATTGTTTAACCACTTTTGCCGCTGCATCAGTTGATGCTAACGCATCTGCTGGTGCTGTCTCAGGATTGTGTCCTTTACCTTCGCTTACTTCACTCTCGTTTTCAACGAGGTCAACACTTTCCTGTTCCACTTGATCAGTCATGTTTTGACTCCTATATTGTTTTTTTCATTAACGAGAGGAAATTTTTGAATTCACGTACTTGTGTCTCATAGAGATCAGCACGTGGTGCATTCTTTATTTCAGTCTCAATTTTTTCAATGTCTTGTCTTTCCAATATGCCGTTATTCCAAATCCAGTCTACACCTTCCATAATTCCATTAACAAATGCTGTCGGTGCAGATGGGTCTTGTACGATATCAACCGTATTAAGAATAAAGTCGTCTTTGACGACCATTGCTCCATTTTGGTTTTGAAGACTACCCATACCACGAGTCGAGACACCTAATTGCACACCACCGTCGAGTAGGCCTTTAACAACCATACCATTTGGAGTATTTAATATTGATGCTCTACCCATCACATTACTTCCCTCAAATTTGAGTTCTGTAATAAGATGAGATACTTTGTCTAAGTTCACAGTTGGCCCATCGGGGTGATTTAACTCTCCAACTGATCTCTTAGTCATTACTTGTTCGGTATTATATTTTTCCACTGCTTTTTCCATAACTTCGCGTGGATATATTCTACCGTTTCTATTCTTTGTGTCTGCTTGTGCAAATACACCTTCGATGCGATAATTTTTCTCACCGTTTTCTTTTTTCTCAACAATGCATTCTACATTGGATTCTGTGTATTCTGTAATTAGTTTCATTTTTTATCCTTCTGGATTCGCAATTTTAGAGAATTTTACTGCCGCATTTGCCGACCATAGTTCGTCCGTTGCGTCTTTTTTAATTATGCAAGATGTTGCTCCTGCTAATGTAAATGTTCCAGCGTATCCACCATCACCTTTTACCTGAGACACTAGGTAAGCTGTGGTAGCATGAGTGTTGACTGCTCTCACATATCTTGCTCCCGATACGTTTATTGCCGCACCAGCTGTTGTGGGTGCCGCAACTTCCGCAGCTCTAATAGAAAATACTGTTGCCATCTTTTATCCTTTTGCCGCTTTGATAAATGCTTCACCTGCTTTTTTGGCGGCATTTAAATCTCTAAATCTGTCTAACTCTTCGTTGTCAATATAAGTGACAAAGGGTCTAGACCCCTTAATCTTGTGTACCATCAACACGTGACCTTTGATCTTCTTGTCATATGCGTGTTCACCAGCTGGCATGCCTTTTTTCATTGCTTCACGTAATTGTTTGAATGTTTTCATTTAGACACGCCTGTTGTATTATTGTTACGTTTATTTATACAAATTAAATCTTTTATTTTCAATTTAAACTGGATGACCTTCTACTTCTACTTCTTCTTCCGAGGTAGATGTTTCGTCGGTTTCTGCGGTTTCTTCACCTTCATCGGAGTCTTCGACCTGATCACTTTCTTCGCCATCTGCTTCCATCTCCGCTTCTAATTCCTCTGGTTCAACATCGTTAAATATTCGACCTGCAACTGCAATCCGTTCCTGATCCATTGCTCCATCCATCTTTTGAGCAATCATATGATTAAAGACGGCATTTGCTTTATTAAACTCAGAGTTTGCCGCATAATCGATCATGTTTTCTATGGTGTTATCTTCACTCATCGCTGTCTGCTCCTGTTCCAACATCAACTTCTTGTTTGTCATCATTATCTCCTGTTTCTTCTTCATCGGGGATTTCCCCATCTTTTTTCTCTTGGTCAATTTCTTCTTTCATGTCTTTCCACTCTTCTTCAGAGAGTTGAAGTACATTCTTTGCAACCCAACCTTTTGACAGGTATTCACCTATGTATTGTTGTACCAAGTCCATAGTTGCCATGCGATTCTGAATAAGTTCTGCTTCTTTAAGTTCAACAAAGTTGTTGTCTCTTACAAAGTCATAACGTATTTCATTTGCCCATTCATCCCAATCTTCTTCGGTGATGATGTTTTTAAGGATAAGTTGTCTTTTAAGTAGTTCACTGAACAGTTTAGTGAAACGTTTACGTAGTCTATCGATAAACTTTTGAAACTTCAACTCATCTCTTGATATCTCAGTTGATCTACCGAGAGAGAATTGTGCTTCCTGTTCTAGTCTAGCAATAGGTACGTTCAGTGAACGATATAGTCTTTTCTGGAAATATGTGATGTCGTCGATCTGACCAAGGTTGTCACCACCAGGTAGTGTAGATATTTCTGTACCTCTACCACCTTCGCGTCTTGGTAACCAGAAATCTTCGAGCATTGACATATGTTTACGATCATCTTTGATCGCACCAGTGGAGGCGTCATATACAAGTTTGTTTCGGTATCGTGACATGATACCTTTCATGTATTCTTCTGCCTTACCTTTTTGCATGTTACCCACATCGATGTAGAATATTCTACGTTCGGGGGCGCGTGCAAGTCGATAGATCACTAATGAATCTTCCATCATTCGCAATTGGTTTACAGGTTTTAATGCTTTATGAAGGAACGAAATGACACGCTTTTGGTCTGCGTCTAACAATCCAGATGTTACGTATAGTACACTGTCCTTTGTTAGTTTTATGCCTGATGATTGTTGCCCAGGTTTTTCCTGATATATGTAGTGTTCATTCGTTTCTTCGATGATCTTCGCACCCGTGATTGGGTCTTTGGAAGACTTCACCTCTTTCACCTTACGGATCTTAGCGGAGTCAATGGGGCGAATATCCATTATACCTTTGCCCAACTGTTTATCATCCACCACTACGTGAAATGCAAGTCGTCCATCGATATACCATTTTCTAAATATGTCGTGTCCTAAATCGACAAATCTTAACATATTTAAAAGATCTTTAAATTCTTCTGTGATTTTGTTTTTGATACCCTTTGAAGTATCAACGTCGTCAAGAACGAGTTCCACAGGAAACCCTTCTTCTGAACCAGATATTGCTTCGTTCATTATATCTTCGATAGCCGCGTCCACTTCGGGATGCATTGATATACCACGATACTTTAGTATCAGTGCGGCATTATCTTTTGACTTATCACCGTCGATATCTACATATTGAGCAAAGTGAGTTCCAGATGCAGTTACGTAACCAGCACCATCCTCATCTACTGGCGGTACAATAGATTTTAGTTTTTTAGCATCAGCGTCTGATTTTTTAGACCTTTTGATTTCAAAACCAAATAGTTTTAGTGTATTGTCTGCCATATGTTTACCTTTAGTTAGATTAAGTGGGGCAACTTAATGCCCCACTCTTTTCTTATATGTATACCTTAACTAGTAGTGTTAGATTCCCAATATTGTACTTGGAAGTCAACTGTGAATTCCTCGATAACATCGTTTGTATCATAAGCAAGATCAATCGCACTTATGCTTGTTGGGAAACAACCACGGAAGTTGTATCGTTTTAATACTGCTTCATCGCGGTCTAATTGTTCTACAATCAAGTCAGCAGAATAATCCGCAGGTGCGACTAGACCAGTATTTGCACTGTGTGCGTTAATACCGTTCATCCATCGTTCCATTGCATTTCTGACAACGAAGTCTGTATCGTTAAGGATTGTTGGTGACCATGTTTCGAATGTTCGGTCACCAGCGATTTTTAATATTCTACCTCTGAATGGGACTTCGACGATTCCCATTATTGAACCAGGTAGTTGTGCCGCTTTACACATAAATGATGTTATCTCTACATCACCCAGTGCATATGTGGGAAAGTTAATAGTTACTTTAAAAAGATTTGGTCTTGCTCCACCACCTTTTAACTTTGCTTTGAAGTCGTCGATATTGAGGACTGCCATTTGTCTATTCTCCTATGCTACAGATCAAACAGTGCCAACAACTTCTTCAAAGTCAACACCTGTTCTAACTGCCACAAAATTAAGTGTGACGAAGTTAATTGAACGTGCTGGTTTGATGAAGATATTTGCAATGAATTCGTTTCTATCTATAACTGCCGCAGTGTTGTTTGTATCGTCACAAACTACACGGAAGTCGGTGATACCGCGACGTCCTTGGATTTCTCTAAGGAATGGTTCGACAATGTTTGTAAACTCAGCACGAGTAAACTCATCATTGAATTCGAACATAACGTTACGGGCGGCAATTGCAATTGCCCTTTCTATACCGAGGAATAATCTTCGAACGTTAATTCGATCAAAGGCACTTGGTCTAGCAAGTTTGGTTTTGTCACCAAACAGAAGCACACCTTGTCCTGGTATGTTTGAGATTGGGTTAACCCCTGCCTTATAAAGACTATCTCTTTCTGCTTTAGTTGGTGAATAATTTAGTGCAGTAATTCCCAAATATTGTCCTCTTCGAGGGCCGGCAGGACTGAACCAAGGTGCAGCGACTGCATCTGTAGCTGCCATAAGACCAGCGGTTGAAG